TTAATTGACAGGTGGAATCTTGATAAGTTCCACCTCGGTAAGCTTGTTCTTTTCCCAATTGGTGATTTTATTTACAAAGAAGTAGCTTCCAAATTGTTCCAGATAAATCCTTTTAAAGAAATCAAACTGATAGATGTCTACTACACTAAGCTTCATTTTGACCTTCACAACTTCCATGTTGTCAAACAGGTTTACCAGTTGCCCATAGTGCGTATCTATATAATGTTGAAACGAAATGTTGTCGTTGGTACATAGCCTTATTGGTACCCTTGCTGTGTATTGTTGACCCAAGGGTTCAAGGAATGTGAAGTCTACTTCATCAGGCCATGTCTTTAAGTACATTAGTTGAAAAGGAACTTCTTTAATTTCCAGTTGATTATCGTTATCCAACTTGTTTTCAGCTACATCAAATAGAAAGTGTCCAAAGAAATAGTTGGTATAGAACAACCTTCCTTGTGTTGCATATCCATTAGAGAGGGTTACATCACCCCAGTACAATGCCTTTGAAAAACTGCTCTCGAAAATTGTACCCTCGGCTGGCAGAAGTTCATTATCAATCTCAAAAGTTCCATCAAGAATATTGGCATAAAAGTCAGGTGTGAACGTTGGGAAGTTTGCATCTGCAATATCATCTGTGTACTTATACAGGTTCTTTTGTGAGTAAGACCCAATGGTGTATTTCTGGTTTACCAAACTATCAAACTTATCTGACCAGTCATTTATCGGGCTATTCAGAAGCAGGTCTTCCATCCTGATAAAGGTTATCTTTTTATTGAACTCATCACACTTTACCACTAGGCCATAACGTTGCATGATTTCCTTAACAAAGACATCACAGGCTACGTCATGCATACATTGCTGTATATTAAATAGCGCACCGTTTTGTGTTCCAAAATGGCTAACCCCTTTCTTAGATGAGATAACAAGATTCTTAAAATCGGTTTCATCTGTCATAGGATATTCAAGGGTATAACCTAGGTGTTCAAATACTTTCTCAAATAAATACTTCACAAAAAAATGGGGTGAAGTTGAAGTTGTGTAGGTTCTTATGTATGCCTGTGCTGTCAGATAGCCGCTCTCTGTCGTTTGGGCATTGTATTGTGCCACAGGAAAACAGAAATTTTCGGTAGTGTTCAAATAGTTTAAGAGTGTTGACCCGTTCCAAACTATTTCTGTCACTGGGTAAATGTCCTTGAGGGTAACGCTCTTTAATAATTCAAAGAATGTTTTTTCACTCCCATATATGTTTATTGAATAGCTGTCTGGCACAACCTGCTCGATGGCGCAATATCCATTTACAATAAGTGGAAGGCTGTCTTCATACACATTAATATTAGTCATCTGGTAAGGTATTCTGGTACGGGAGCCAGGCACCCCCAAATATTCAAATGCCTTTATGTTATTGGCACTCATCTTCGAGATGTTGAACCTATTGGTATAACTGGTATTTGGCTTAGATATATCTGCCAAATCATTTACCTGCAAGGTGATTGCAACTCTGGCATCAGGGTCTAAATCCAACTCCTGACCATTTAAAAATATTTGCATTACTGTGTTATGGTTTGCATTTCAGGTAGCGTTATTGTTATTGCAAGCTTGTTTTTGCTCGTCTTATAATTCAATGGAAAAGGGCTATCATTCACTTTAACACCTATCCAATCGAACTTTGTTTGCACCTGTTGGAAAGGCACTTGGTGTGAGTACATCCAAACGGCAGGGCTATATACTAAGTCCTTTAAATAATCAGCATCTTCATTATCGAACTTGGTATTAAGGTTCCAAGTATTTACAGCCGTCTTGCCAATCAGGTGTGATGTACTGGTTAGATTTTGCAGGTTATCATAATAGCCAGCAAATTCATCAATGACCCTAGGAGTGATATTCTCTTTGTAGATGCTATCAAACAGCCAGTAAGAATAGGTTCCCTTCGAGTTAAGCCATTTCAGATAAACACCGCACTGGCTTTCAATCTTGGTGATGTAAATATTTGCCTTAAAAACATTATTATGGTAAAGTGAAATCCTGTTCTTAGTACTGCTATTTATCAGTATGTCAGTATCAGTTGTATTATTGGCACCATCACTGCTATAAACCCTTTGCACATTATTATCAGGTACTGAAAAAGGTACGGTTTGCTGGTTGGTGGTTACATTTTTAAAATAGATTTCATTGTACGTTTGCAACCCATGTATGCCAAAGTCAAAGGGAAATCCTTCAAAGCATTTTACAGAGTAATCCACATAATTCTTGCTTGGAAGCAAAACCCTCACACCACTTGGTAAGGCCGACAACCTGTGATAATCAGGTAACTGTTCAACACCCCTGATAAAGTAATAGTTTCTTGTTACGGCATCATTTGAAGACAGATTGAAAACCTGTATGCCAACTGTAAATGTCTTGCCAACCGATGCATCTGAAAGTATGTAGCTATCATTGTTTAGGTCAGGGATTATGTTATCTTCAAATCTGTTGGTATTGATTTTCGCTTTGATAATCTCTTTAAGGTTGAAAGTAAACACACCACTATTTGGCACGCAAACAAAGGGGGCATCTTCTATAGTGATAACAGCTTTGGTTGCCTCAGTAATGGTATTACTAGAGAACTGAATGATGCTGTCATTATATGCTGGGTTAACTTGTAACAAGTCTTTTGTAAATATTATCATTGAAATTCATTGAATGCTTTTGTTATTGTTGCCGTTACATCCTGAATAAAGGCGTTGGCGTTAAGCTCGCTTACCTTATCCAAAATGGTTTGGATACGTTCGGGTGTTATCACCTTGCTATATACTTGAAGGTGGTTTTCCTTTTTGGTTCCCTTCTGTGCAATCTTTCTGGCTATAAGGAATGCCAAGGTAGATGTGGACATATTTTTCTCTATTGGGGTTATTCCTTTGGCTTTTAACCAGTCTTCAATAGCTTTGATTGGTGGTTGTTTCCCAGCCCGTCTACCTCCAAGATATGTGTAACCTTTTAGGATTGCTGTAAGGCCATTGTATTCGATTTCTAAACCCTTTTCAAATTCACCAGTGGTCTTTTTTCCACTGGCATTATAGAGTTGTAGAATATCAGTTTTAATGCTTTCCATTTCGTTCTCAAGCACCTGTTTGTTTTCATCTTCTGTCAGCATCTTAACTTAAATCAGTTGCAGAATATGTAATGAGTAAACCATCTAGATTCTGGTCAAAAAGGTTTATTACTTCCAATGATTTGTACAGGTTGAGTTGGAAATCTGAACAGGCAAAGGCATCTTTTAGAACGGCACCTGCACCCACAAAAAGGGGCTTGATGTACTGGTCATATTTATCTTGGTATTCTTCATCAACATCGCTTGAAAGCAGCAACATGAATTTACCAGAGTAGGTAAGGCTTTCATTTCCTGAATCGGAAAATTTACTATCAGTTGTAATAGGGTCAATGAAAAGGTGAACTTTGTCTTCCTCTACATCAGTTAAATTCTGGTAATCTGTCCTTGCATATTCAAACACCCAATTATTGGCCTCGGCAATTGCTTTTAAAAATTCGTACACTATTGTTTTTGTTTTCTTTCTTGGACGGCGTTAACATCCTTATTTATTGCTGCCTTCTCTTTATCCATAACCAGCTTAGTAAAAACGGTTAGGTAAGGCAGTTCCTGAATTTCTTTCCACTTGGTAACATCATCACCCGCAAGCGAGTTTATAAGATTTAAGGTCTCGAACTTTGCCATCCTTTCAGAAGCCTGGACTTCAATTAAAACGGGGTCTTCTTCATCAACGTGCAGAGCATTGACTTCCATGTTAGTTAGCTGTTCCAAATCGTGTTGGATGCTGCTTACAATTCCATAAAAATCAATAATGGGAAAGCTAAGAGTTTCAGCCTCATTTATTCCCGTAACCAATGCCACCGCCTTACATATAGCTTCAACACTGCCCTCTTTAAAGCATTGTCTAATGCTTGTAACGACACCAAATGAAAGGCTCTTAATGGGCTTTATTTTGATTGGTGGGAAGTCCTCATATATGGGGTCATTAACTTCGATTGCAGGTAATAAATGTTCCAATATTGCGAGGTAATTATGAATGGTCTCTATCTCTTCTAACACTAGAAATTCTTCCAATTTGTAATTTACAATAGCTTCCATTTTTTTATACCGCTGTTTGTTTTTCTCTTGCCGAACTTCATCAGGAAAATATATCTAAGGGCATCAATCGCATGATTGAAAGCATCTACAGGTACATTTAGCGGAACTCCATTTTTGTCTTTGGCCCACGTGTAATTTTGAAGTTCTTTTATTAGGTTGGCTGACCTTGTAGTTACCTTAATGGGTTGCTCTTGAATTAGGCTTAAGCCATAATTAATTGAATCCTTGCCCTTCACTACTGGCAGAACCGTAATCCCATAACCTTTAAGTTCAGCAATGCTTTTAGGCTCCGCGCTATCAGCATATATAATCCCATCACTGGCATCAGTAGCTTTAACCATCGTTGAAATCTGACTATTCAATAATCCTTTTTGGTAAATCTTTTCATCAACAATTAATTCACCGTCGAATCTGTAAAGGGATATAAGCGAGGTCGGGTCTTGAGAGTAACCCCAATCTAGTCCGCTCGCTATAAGTTGCGCATCTGGTGGCAAGAAATCTATTTCAGACCACTCAGTTATGATGGCTCCCTCTTGTTTACCCATTAGGCCAAGCCCCATCACACGCCAGCGGTTCTTATAATACTCACTGGTCTCAGCTTTCTTTTGCCAGCCTTCAATCTCATCGATAATCTTCTGTTCCAGAAACTCATTATCCTTAAAGGTTACAACAACATGGTCGGCATTATCCTGACCAATAAGTTCCTGCGTTGCCCAAAAAGGAGCCGTAGGATTGTAATCCAAAAATGTGAACAACCTTGTCCTAATACTAAGTTCTTGATATGCCTCAAAAGAAACATTGTTGCACTCGTTAATGAACAGGATGTCCCTTCTACCACCACGAAGTGAATCTGGTGAATCAGCACCAAAGAACTCAAAGGTGCTTTTATTAAGCGTATACTTTCTATCTGTTAGGTTGTGGTTAGCCTCATCATAAGAGCCTGACTGTTTCAGTATGTTGATGAAATCTTTATAAGCCCCTCTTTTTAGGGCTGGCACGTTCTCACCCACTATGCTTATGTGAAGTTCTTTGTTGGTAGCATACAGGATTAAATATTGTAGAATACTAAAGGTCTTACCAGCCGATGTTCCACCTTGGATAATCCTTACTGGCTTATTTAACTCTGCTATTTTGTTAAAGCAGGTCGTTGGAGTTATCGGCATTAAAATTCATAATCTTCGCTCTCGTTATCATTCTTAGCCTCTAACTTTATAGGTTCGATTACTTCGAAATCTGCATTGATAATATTATCTATCAACATTTTTTGCTGCTCGCTGGAAGCAGTGATTTGGATAATATTTTTCTGCTCGTTGGTGGTTTTTATTTCTGATATGTGCTTAAGGTTCCATTCAGCAAACCTTCTTTCTAATATCCAAGCATACTTAGTCCAACTGTTATTTTCAGTTTCAAGCATCTTTTCCATAAGATGATTTCTCTGTTTTATCAAAGCCCTTCTAAACAGCTTTAGAAATGCCATCGTAGTAGCTTCATCTGGTGCTTTCCCAGCTTTCCAGTTCCTGAGTGTTCTGGTTGTAATATGGCATTTCTCTTCATCAATTTTATCGTTAACCAGAAATACTAGGTCTTCATCTGTTAGAAAAATTGCATTGTTTTCATCCAATACCTCCTTTAGTTTTTCAACCCATATCTTCATCTTAAACGGCCTCCCTGCACCAGCTTGTCTTGTCTTTTTTGGTTTCTCATTGTCCATTAATTATTTCCGCGTATAGGAAATATATACTGCCAAAAGGCCAAGAAGTAAAGCCTATATACAACAAATGATGCCCGAACCCGGGCATCATTTGTTTAGTAGTGTATTTCAGGAATTATCTATGACCCATAAAATGAAATGTACATTTCATTAAATTCTGGAATCCTCTACAACCCTAATAAATACAGGGGTTTGCACGCATAGAAAGAATACTCAGCTAAAAAATGAATTGTACATAAATGCTCATTTTTACTCTGTGAACAATTCATTAACATGTTGTTTTTGAGCGTCTTATATTTATGGTTTAGTTGCAAATTACCTATTGGATTGCCTTATGGGTTGAATAACATCTTCATTAAACAATTAATATTCAGATATTTGAAAAGAATCATTGTACATTTCATTTTTTATTTTTGTACATTTCATTTTATGGTTCATATAAAAATCTTCTTTATAAAGACTTTTGTTAGTAGTGTATTTCAGTTACGAATATCTCTTTAAAAAGAATCTTTTTAGGATTGAGTTCCAGTTTGTCCTTTACATTAGATAGTCTTAAGATAGCCTCCTGAAAGTTGGAATCATCCCTTGTTTTGAATAGGGTTCTTAGGAAATTCATTTTGATGAAACGATTGTTTTTATCTCGGTAAGAAGTGTGATAATCTTCTCTTCCTTATTGCTTTCATTTTGATATTTTTCTTCCCATATAGTGGTTAGCTTAACCACGTCCTTTGAGAGTAAGTCTTTATCATCCTGCGCTTTTTCAAGTCTTTTTGCGAGCCAGTAAATGACAACTCCCATTACTGCAACTACTGGGGCTTGTTGTAAGAGCCATGTGGTAATTTCTGTCATATTAATTTTAAATTGCTGTTGTTATTAATGCACCGCTGTTATTTACACTTAACCTATATCTTGTACCATTCGGTGCTTTTAGTATAAGTCCTTTGGATAAATCTGTAATTTCAATATCGCTGGCAGTTGATACCGTCCCACCGCTTAAGAATACTCCCTGACTATTTTTTTGTAATATCCTATTGCCCTGACCATCTGAAATAATGACCATATTGGATGCTGAAAGCTCTGCTGAATTAAATGTAATATCACCTCCGATAAATGTATTAAAACTACCAGTAGTATTGTTGATACTTAAGCTTGTTGATGATTGGAAACCAATCCAAGTATTATTTGCACCACCAGTTGAATTCTGCATAATTTTAGCCCCTATAGCAGTATTATAGCTGCTTCCAGACATTGTTGCTAAAGATTGATAGCCCATAGCTGTGTTATGCCCACCAGTCTTATTTCCCTGTAAAGTAGACCTGCCAATACCAATATTACGTTCGCCACCAATATTAGTCAACAACGCATTAAACCCAATTGCAACGTTAGAATTACCTGAAAAACTATCCCGTAATGCACTGTCTCCAACCGCTGTGTTCGCTAATCCAGAAGTATTTCTTCTTAATGATTGGTAGCCAAAGGCCGTGTTATTACTGCCATTCGTATTATCTAATAATGACAATGTACCAAATGATGTATTGGTTAATACCCCACCGCTACCTCTGTTGGTTACGCTCATTTTTCCAAGGCTATCCTTTGTGACAAATAATGACCTACTTTCTGTAGTGAAGCCACTTCCGAAAACCCCAAATACATTAATGGTGGTACCAGTGGGTGGGTTAGCATCATTAGACACATAAGCCTGACCAGTGTAGAGTACATTTTGACCAAGGTCAACATTATTTTGCGCACCAAAATAGGGAACCAGATTGTTTGCGGTATTGTCTACATAATCTTTGTGGGCGAATGATAAACCACTTAATGTAGGAGTAGAATTATATTTGGCATCGGCAAAGAAAGTCGCGGCTCTAGGGCCATAGAAAAATGTACCTCCTAAAAAACTTGTAAGCGGATAAACTATTGTTTGTCCACCTTTAATTGTTGTTCCATCCTCAGAATCTATTGTTAGAACATCACTGTTAATTTGCATCGTTGCACCCGTCATGCCTATTTTGGCAGTGCTGTTTATAAACAAGAAATCACCTAAGCCTAATTCTTGGTTATTAGTTGTAATGTTCATTGTTGAGCCTGTCATTGTGATTGTGGAAGTCTTACTTCCGAGCGCACCACTTCTTGATAAGGTTCTAAGTTCCAATGCTGTTCTAATCCTTCCAACAGACCCCTCTGAAAGCACTTGTTGTAATGTTGGAACCGCTACTGGTTGTTGCTCACTATTGGTAGTTATTACAAAATCCGTATCTGAAAAATCATTGCCACTATTACCACCATATACATCTGGTGTCCCAATGAACAATGCGAAATAAAGAGTTTCTTCCTGAGTGAACGAAAAGTAATATTGCTGGGTTGCACCTGTAAAAGCCCACTCGGTTTGATTTGCAACGGTAATGAAGTTTCCATCTTCTATTAAACCTAAGTAATTTAAGTGGGTGTCTTCATCTTCGTCTAAATCTTGTGGTGTAAGGGTCTGAATCGAAATAAGCTTGAAGTTGCTTGAGTATACGATGTTAGGGTTGGCACCTTGCGCTGCACCCCACAGACCTTTACCACGAAGGAACAAGAACAAATATTTTTTTGTCCCACCATTTTCTGCACGTAAAAATTCGAATATTGTCGGGGTGTTTGTCTCTCCAATATTTATTGCGTATTCGCGGCTATTAAGCCATTCGGCAACCTCAGTAGCGGTAATATCACCCTCACCGTTTAGAAGACCATTAGTGTAGTAAATGGCTGTGTTATTTTGAGTCGAGTTTCCGCCACCTATAATTTTTGAGAAGACAATTAGCGATAACGCCTCCATGAGTGCCGCTTGGCTGTCATGGATTACACCATCAACTTGTACTTCACTATAATGTGTTGCTGGGAACAATTGTAATCTTGTATCATAGGCATCATACAATGCTATGGCTTCATCACCAATTTTGTGAACTATAAAATTCTTTACATACTTTCTTCCATTATGGAAGAAGGTGTTTGTATCATTGCTATCTAAAATTTGCATTAAACAATTGTCCTAAATCTTGATTTTCTTTCACCTATTTGAGTGATTGAATTAGTAATACATGAGTTATATGCTTTAAATAAAGTGTAGTTTTCATCCAAATAAAGCTTTATCATTTCCCACTTGGCACTTGCCATTTGGGTCTGTTCCTTGCTTCTGTCTTGAAGCGTTACCCTGTCCACTGGTTCACTATCCTGAGATTTCTTTATAGTGGCACCAAAGGGAGTTATATTGATATTTATCTGACTTAAATAACGGTTCATAAATAAATCTATGAGCATCACCTTTAAACCATCCTGATAGTAGGTTATTGGATAACTTTGCCCAGAAATCTCAAAAGTTCCACCAGATAGTAACGCTTGGTAATCTGGATTCTCAAGATTGCCTAGGACATCAAAATACAAGTTAACCCCTAAATAGTCCCTCAAGTCATCATGCGCTTGGGTTATGATAGGATTTATCTTGTCCAAGTCAACCTTCTTACCCATGTCCTTGGCTGCTTTTATATCTTCAATATTAATTAACTGTAACATTGGTTGTGGTATTAGTGTCTAATGTTATAATTGGGGTGATAGACCAGTCATTTTGAGGATTAATCGGCTCATGCCACCTGCTGAATATTCTCTGGAAAGCCTCGGTAACAATGTTTCTTTCTTCCTCCTTATTTTCCCAGTGGGTTAGTTTAGCCTGTTTAAGTAAAGCACCGCTATCACCGAAAATAGAGTTATCGGAATCTTCTATTAGGATAGATGGGACACCAAACGCTTTTCTAATTTTCTTTGCAGAACTGGCCTCGGTATACTCAACATTGGTATCAGTGTAATTACTATCAATATCTTTAATGTCAATTTCTTCTGAGATTACATCGGCTGCACTTTTAAGTTCAATCGTTGCAACGCCAGATGAATTTTCAACACCTACCAAATCTTTAATCATCCTATCGAAACCATCCTTATCAAAATCATCATCAAATGGTTTTACGGTTATAAGCTTGCTTCCAAAGAACCCACGTCTTAAACCTGCATTTTTGAACGTTGAAGCGCGGTCTTCACAGTCCATGTCCTTCAAAGCACAATCCCCATCACTAAGTGAATAGATGTCGCTGAAATCTGATGTAATGTGAAGTATTTGGCCTTTATATTTGTTCCAACCACCAGCTGCCTCAACTTGCGCTTCAATTACAGCTGGTGATGGGTTAAACCTATCGATAATAGTGAAGTCCTTCTTTTCAACTTTTTTGCCTTTGGATTTGTCCCAGTTATCATAAATAATGAATTTACCTGAGTAACCCTGTGAATCAGCTTTACCAATTCTTGCATCGGTACTCGGGATTAATACAACACCTGTTATCTCATGTAAGGCATTGTAATTAACATGGAAAAACAGGTTGTTCTGCTCTGAAAACTCTTTTGAAGCAACCCTTAGAAGTTGGTTAATGGTAAGGCCATTTTTGTTGACCATAACAGTTTTTCCAGCGAACTGAAATCCCTTACCATATATGTATTTCGCATTTAGGTCAACACAGTTCTTTGCTGTAACGCTGCTTCCTATAAGCGACTTTATTAGATGTGGGTAAGCATTATCATCACCCCAAGAATAGATACCATCTACCTTGTTGTATTTGATATTTAGCCTGCTATCTACATCAATTAATTTTATTCTCATTATCCTTTGCTGGTGCCTTCGCTCATGTTATCTGGCAGTAGTTTAAAGAGGCTTTTCCTGTTAGGGTTTACATCAATAAATTCCTTAATCTGCTCATCGGTCGGGTTTGATAATCCTACTTGTTCATAAGTAATACCTTCCCTTAGTTTATATAGTAATGACAAGGATTCTGGCTGCGTTGCTGCCTCATCTTGTTTTTGTTTGCACTTTGAACATGCCATTCGATTCTAGTATTAGAAAAAAAAGGTAGATAGCTTGCGACCATCTACCTTTTTTAGATTTATTACGTTGCTGATTAACGAGCCAGCCTGTTAGTAAACTTGGTTTTCATTGTTGCATAGTTACCTTCTTTCCAAACTTGCCAAGGGTATGTTTCACCATAACCCTCCACACTTGATAGGGTAAAAATATAACTACCATCGTTCTCAAGGGTTGATTGGCTTCCTTCTGACATCTTTAACCCATTTTCTAAACCGTATACTTTAAATGCTTCTGCATTTGCAGTGCCTTTCCATTTAGTTTCAACGACAACTACAAATTCACCAGAGCCTAATTCTTTAATTCTTTCGGCATCAAAAGCACCCTGACCAAAAACTCTACAAGCAAATCCTTGATTAAAAGAATCAACGCCAGTATCATTTGCTGCAAAGGCAGATGTTGCTGAACCAAGTTGTTTTATCCAATCGATTGAATATCCTGTTGAACCACTTACAAGTGAAAGATTGGTAACACTAGCACCCGAAGTGGTAATTGCTGTTAGGTCAAGGTCTTTTCTATTTATTAGAACCGCTGTGGTTTCTAAGCCTGCTTTTGCACGGCCTGCTGGCGAACAATCGTAAGCTATGTTAGCGGTTAATTTTGAAATACAATCCATTATATATATTGTGTATTTTGTCTTTTGTTATTTTCTAGTATTAGAAATCTGGGGCTTTACCGCCCCAGAATCTAATTGGAATTATTATACTTTATATGTAACTATCTCTGCGGGATACTTTATTTGAGTACCGTATTTCCAAGCTACTTTAATTTTCACCTTTTCTTCATAAGGTAAGAATAATGCCTCAGCGTTATCCTCTTCACCATCTAAATCACATCCCACAACGCCATTAGATAATGCCATGGCTACTATCCTTCCAGTTTCATTAAGACCTGGCACAGCATATATTTTTATTGTTGTACCTGGCACGGTTAACGTATCACCACCTTCTTGAGAATAATGGAACATATTTGCATTTTTCAATGCAATTGTATAAAGCCTGTATGTATCATCACCCATAAGGATTGACATATCAGATGCTTTAAGCACTTTTGCAGGAATATTTTGGTAAATCAAATCTACTTTTTCTACAATATTTGCAGTCGTAAGTGTTGCTCCAGTAATTCTTATTACTGTAGGTTCAGCATCAATTCTTTTTAAATAGCCGTCAAATTTGTTTTTATTTACATTTGTTGCACCTGTTAGTGCGGTATTACCTTGCCAAAGAGCAATTTCATTTTGCTCAGCTATTTTTTCAATAATTCCATCCATCACTTCTTTTTCAAAGGCAAGCTCATCATCTTTAGAGCCAGATTTCAGTTGTGATTGGGTATAAAAATTATTAAGTTTCTTAGGGTCAAAAAATTCTCTTACACATAGTGGTGCAACGGTAATAAATCTTTGTGAAAATTTGCTCTCGCCACCACCAGCGGTTGAAGCTCCTTCGCTGTCATCTTGAAATACGACAGAAGTATTTAAGTAATTTAATGCAGCGGTGTGTTTAATACCCGCTTGCACTTCAAATAGTTGAGCAGTTTTAGCTCCCATTACAGCCGCTTTTAAAAGCGGAAATCTTTGTTCGTCAACGTAATTAGTTAGGTTGTCAACATTATAAGCCATTAATATTTAAGGTTAGACTTCGTGTTATGTATTATGAGTTAAGAATCTGCCATGCTCTGCTCTTTTGCTCTGCACTGGCCTTAACTGTTGGGGTATTCTCTTTTTTAATTTCAGGCTGGAAATCGCTTCCAACCTGTTTAGCCAGTGCTTGGTATTTGGCTTCCAAGTCAGTTACTTTCTCTGCTGCTAGGGCAACAACTTCAAGCATCCTGCTCTCTGTAATCTCTACTTCCTCCGCTTTGGCACCTTCCAGTTCTGAAAGCTTTGCTTTTAAGTCGGCAATCTCAGCTTCCAGTTCAGAAATCTTGGCATCCTTATCATCGGCTTGTTCTTCCTCGGATGGTGCATCTTCAATTGGTGCATCAGTCTCAGTTGCATCCAATGGTGCATCTTCCTCAACTGGGGCTTCTGCTGGTACAATCTCAGTTAGGACACCATTGGCTAGCATTAGAGTTGAGCCGTCTGGCATTAAGTGTTTGCCATCAGCTGGTTTCCCATCAATTGTTACCTTTTCATCTGCTGTTGCAACGTCTGTAGGTTCCAAGTCGGGAAATACCAACTCAACGCCTGTAGCATCTTGAAGCACTAGTTCCGCTTTAACACCATTTAGCTTGTTTAAAATCTGGTTAGCCTTTTTCAAAACTTTATCCATTAAATTTTCTTCTTGTTTTATGTTATTTATCATTGCAACCGCCTTCATTACTGGTTGAATTTCAGTTGCCATGCCCATTTCAAGGGCTTGGTTTGAATCCAAATAGGTTTCTTTGTTGAGTAATGATTGAATTGAATTTTCATCAATCTGTAACCTCTCAGAATAGAAGGTTATAAGCTTGTTTTCTGCCTCTTTAAGATTAGCTGCATATACAGCTAGCGTGTTGGAGGTACCCTGAACCGTAGCCCATGGTAAATGAATCATCAAAGCATTTGGTGTGCCTTCTGGAATAATTCTTTTTTCGCCAGCCATAAAGATTACGCTGGCTATAGAAAACGCTTTTGTAGTGTAGGTAGTGATTGGGCAATTGAGATTCTTTAGATAATCATAAATAGAATAACCCGCAGCAACATAACCGCCAACACTGTCGATTTTAACTAGAAATTCAGTAGCGTTCTTTTGTGCTTTTACTTGTTTTATGACATCAAGAAGCAATGCATCTTGAATAATCCCATTAATGTATATCGTTCCAATCATATAAGAACTATACTGTCAATGCGAGTGAAAGTAAAGAGCCATAACCGAAAAATGGGTATATTTGCTTAGCTTATTGTAATAGCCGAGTATTAATCTTAAATTCTTTTATTATGAAGAAATTTGACAAATGGCTTGAAAGGTTCGCCCAGATAGCCAAGCTTGTACAAATCATCTTCAATCTTTTCTAAAAAAGATAAAAAAATTACAAAATAAAAAAATGCAAGAAAGATAGAGGTGGAGCCGTACTTTTAGTGCGGCTTTTTTACAATGTTGGATAGATGTAATTTTTGCCCGCAATATTTTCACTGATAATTTCTTGATTATCCATTTTTACATGTAGAGTCTTCCAAGTGTGTCCAAATGTTTTTTCAAAATGAGGATAGTCTTTTAAACTTTTCCAATCACCGCCCCATGCCCAGCCTTTGCTTTTAAAATAGTTGGTAACTTCAACCCAATCGGTAACACCATCCTTGTCGTTGTCGGCTTTGGTGTCCCAACTTGCCGCTTCAAAGACCCCATCACCATTTTTGTCTAACAGTAGAACAATGTCGAACGCTAGGCCGTAATTATGAATGCTTTGCCCAGGCTTAGCATTGGTAACAATTACAAGTCTCTTACCAGCATTATCAAATAACTTGGTTCTTCCTTGGGCATATAGTTCTGCCTGCTCGGCATCGGTTCGTAAGGTGTACGCAAAACGTAATCTAACGCCTTTTCCCAGCAGATTTTGATTCACGTGGGTATACATATCCAAGACTTCTTTTCTAACGTTTGGATGAAGTAATTTTATTCTGTCTAGTGTGATTAAATCCAATGAAATATTAGTTCAACAACTCCCAGAATGAAAGCTGGGATTATTACAGCGATGGCATCCTTCCTATCTGGTGTCCCACTGTTCGTTTTCTTCTGATAGATTTCCAGCCCAATACCTGCTATTACAGCCATTATTAAGGCGGTTATGGGAGTGAATAAGTCTGGCAGAAGAACTAGGCTCATAAGCCTTGTAATGATGTATATGGCCGCACCATATAAGGCATGGTTAGCCTTGTCCCACGTGAAGGGTCGGTATAGCTTCATTAAGCAATAAAGTTCATAACAGCTACCATAATTAATGCTCCAGCACTAGCAGCAATCAAGTTTGGTGATAGTGATATGCCAGTTGTAGCCCCAGCATCTTCCTCAATCTTTGCCGAGGTGGCGAAATTGTAGCCGAACACTGCAAATACAGTGACTAAACTTGATAGAATATCTGCAATTAGGAATTGTTCAAGAGTTCTTAAATCACCAAAGTATATTGGTAGTAATGCGGTTGCTGCTCCCAATATGGCGAACAGGATAAATTGTAATGTTTTCAAGTGTTTAGTATAAAAACTTCACCCAAAATGAGGGTGCTTATTCTTTTGATGGTAGGTGTGAGGCTAAACGCACTGGCGTTCTTAACTGGCTTTTTAAAGACGATGCTAAGGCTTATCTGGGTCTCACCTTGGTGATGTTCCCTGTTGTAGGTTTTAGTCTCTCTAAGGGTAAAAAAATAGCCAATGTTGCTTGCTAGGTGTCCGCATTGCTTGCCGTACTTTGTTAGACTGTTATTGATATTGGTGTTTATCTCAATCAATAGTTCATCAGTGATTTTCTGAGGGTATCTCATTACGCCTTGTCCTGCAAGACATCGCTTCCAATATCTAAATAAGAGATTTGGAAGGTGTCTAACATTAGAATGCCTTTATTACTTGCTACCATCAAGCTAATTATACTGCAAGATGGTAGCTTAGTAAAGGATAGATTTAAAAATCAGTCACGTAAACGAAGTTCATCACGGATATAAACATATAGTTCTTCTGCCACCGATTGATAGTCTCTGAACTTGGACATATCTACATAGTCAGTCCCACTGTTGTAATAAACACTAGTTTCTATTAATCGTTTACTAAATTCTTGAAGTTTAGTTTTTTGTATTTGAGTGACATCCTCATCCCGTATTATCTGACTGGGGACGTAATAGATGTTATCAAAACATTCATCACTTTTTGGATATTTTAATCCAATTGAAATTGTACCTAGGTAAGACATATTGTTATACTTTATAAATTAAAGACAAAGTAACAAACACCACCTTATTATTAATTGGACAGCATATTTCAGATAGGGTGCGAAAATAACTAATCACTGTAATGACCTTATTTTACTGGTATTTTCAAGGAATGTTTTTATAAAACCGACACATAAGGAGGGCTTGCTTTGGTTTTAAAAAACGCTGCGCTCCTTATGTGTCGTACTTTTAATATAAATCCTTGGAAAGCCCTTATTTTATTGATGGTTTAGAAGATAGTTATTTTCGCACCCTTATATTAGAGGTATATAAAGTATCTAATATCATTGAAGATTCTCCTTCCAAAAGCTTGCAACTAGGGTTAAAAATGTGTATATTTGCTTTAATCGGTTAAATCACTGATAATAATTAAAAATAATAATCACTTTCTAATATTAGAGAGTATTTATAGTTAAAGAGAAAACTTTAAACCTCGGTTCCTAACAGGTAGCTCCTGTTAGGTTCCTGTACCGAGTAAAATAAGACAGACATATATAATCATTCATCCGTGAATGAAAGGGTAACACAGGAATACATTGAGACCCAAGAAGAATGAAAAAAGGTACATTCCCAAGCCTTTAAAGGAACTACTACAAAATATTGAATACAAGAGAAAAGATGACTTGTATTGCATCATTGACCTGATTTACAGAAAACAGGTTTACTTTAGAAATAAGCTTCAAGAACATTATGGTTATTGCCAGATAGCAATAGCATCTTTTGAGAATATAGTGCCATCCAAAGAAAGGGTAATGGCTGGAATTGCTTTTCTTATAGAGCAAGGTATTATCAAAAGAAATGAATATTACGTTAGAAGCCTAGAGGCTAAAGGTTATAAGGTGTGCCGTGAATATCTTGGTACTAAAACACCTGTTGAGATAACAGATGATAAGATTAACAAGGCCATCCAAGCATACCGTAACAAGACCAAAAAGGTAAGGGTAGCCAAGATGGAGTATGAGAAATCAAAGTACTATAAGACCTTCAAGATAATGGTGCCAGAAGCCCTACAGGCTGCTAAGGACAAAGCGATATGGGAAATACATACATTGCTATTAAATCTAAAGTATAGTCTCTCTAATGACCAGATAAATGATGTACTAGAATGTACTGGTGAATTTATTAAGCACAGGAATATTATTCTATCATTAGAAAATGGCAGGGAGTTACACAATATCCTTCACAGGTTAATGGTACACCAACAGCATATCTATTCAATTGCTGATGGTTTTCTTTACTTCAAAAGAAATGACACTAACGGACGTTTGAACACCAACCTTACCTCAATGCCAACCTACTTACGAAAGTTCATTATAAGTGATGATACGCTTGTAAACTTGGATATTAAGAACTCTCAACCATATTTCCTATACACAAAACTTAGGAATGAGCCAGGTCTTGATAAAGCGGAGGTAGAAAGATATGGTAATCTAGTTGTTACTGGCCAGATATATGAATATTTTAGTGAGGTCTATGAAAAGGCTACTGGTAGAAGGAAAGAGAGACTGGCAGTTAAGAAGATGCTCTTTAAAATTTTCTATTCAAAAGTAACCAGTTTTCCAAATTACAAAGATGTGTTCAGAAGTGTGTTCCCTAGCATTATGGAGTATATTGATGCTGCTAACCATGTACACTATAATACTCTTGCTATTGCCATGCAAACGATGGAAAGTCATGCTATACTTGACGTTGTAATGCCTGCCTGTAAAGCAGTCGGCATCACACCGCTTACTGTACATGATAGTTTTATTGTTAGCGAGAAAGAGGCACCCATTGTTAAAGAGATTTTTGAAAGATGCTTCCAACAGATGTTTGAGTTAGTTCCATCAATGCATTATGAATATCTATGTGAATTGGTACAAGATGATAACGAGGATGAATTGGACGAGCTGTTCTTTCTAACTGATGGTTACGACAATGATGACGAAAGCGTTATACTCGAAACATTTTATTTACGATAAGTTTTGCAAAAAAATGAAACTACCTACTAAAATTATATCCTAATTATACATCTAAAATATTTAAAAAAAAGATTTCATAAATAAAAAATTTATTATTAGCTTGCTATGACAAATCAACATTATCAACCAATTATTTATTTAATTATGAAAAAAATTTTCACAAATTACCGATTAATTATTGCTTTTTGCGTTCTTTCGTTTTGTTCTTGCGACAAGGAGGGGTCTTCTGTATTTAATGAACCAGCACAATTTGACACATCAAAATCTTCTCAAAGGTTTGCAGCAGATTCGTTAGCTACTGCGAATTCAACAGCAGCTGACCCTCAATTTATTGTGGGATTTGAAGGTAGTAATGGAGCTCTAACGTTCACTGGCAACAAAAGTGAGATTCTTCAAAAATGGAATGCGAATCTTATCACGATGGAAAACATTGATGCTAAACTCACCCAAATAACAATGTTTAAAGATGGAACAGAGTATTTTATTCGTGCTATTGGGCCGCAATATGTATCGACCGTTCTCTTGAAGAAAAATTTAGATTCGAGCTTTAGTCCCGAAGGTATTTCATGTACTTCTGAGGTTTGTGCCACTACTAACGGCTGCGTTCCTAAAAAAGACAAAAAATCCTGTACTGAATGCAGTGTTCTTGGACATTGTACAAAAACCGTTACAGCAGGGAAATCTATGTTAACTCATTATCTAGCCACAATAGACAGGACAGCAAGTTAATTATTTTAATATTATTTATTATCTGGTGCTGTGTAGGTAACACTATAACAGCACCAATTATTATCAGGACTTTGTATGAAAAAGTTAATATTTTTAATTTCGACAATAATTATATTTTCTGGTTGCCAAAATAAAAATGATGAAACAGTGGATTTCAGTAAAAACTTTTTAATTGGTAAAATTGATGGGAATAATTTTCAAATTACAGTTGATAAGAATATTCTGCTAGAGCAAGTAAATTCGAGTCTATATCCTACTAAAAGGGTCTTGAATAACGTAGAAATACTTTCCAGCTTTACAAGTGGAGACATAAAGGAGAAATTCTATTTCATTAGTTTTACTTCAAAAGAAACAAAGGTCACCGTTGTGAGATACTTATTTCGGAAGGACAATAATCTATTTATAGAAAATTCAATGAATAAAGAAAATTTTCAATTTCAGGACTTTTTTATTGGATGTGAAGGTAATGGTTCATGCTTTCCAAAACTATTCAAAATTAATAAAGACTACATTTGGGCGTGTACCGATAATCCTAATTGCGTTTCTCCAGAGGAAGCTAAAAAGAGTGATTGCCATTATACTGCATCAGTTTTATAATTAGAACTATTCATTACCAAATTTAATTCTAATATCATTATTTAAAGTCCATCCAACAACTTGTCTTCCTTCTTCAATGTAAGAAATCAAAATCCATTTACCTATATTCTTATCAATAGATACAACAGTTCCAGCAACTATTTTACAGACAGTTTGACTTCTTCCATCAGGTCTTATCTTTAATAATTTTTCTTTAGTAAATGTTATTTGATTTGAAGATATTATGGTAGTCGTTACAGGAGCATTACCTCCCGTTAATGTATCATAACCATTTTCAATTTGATGAGCTACTAATGTCATAAAGACAAACATTATTATTTTATATGTAGATGTATGTTTGATAGATGAATTATGGGCAATAAGTCTAGTGTAAATTTCATCAATGGTGTTTTTCCCATTATTTATAATTTTAAGTAATCTGTTCAGTTCTTCTTCGATTACGATAGCGGGTATTTCAGAATCCCTAATTGTAGCATTCTCTAAGTCGGCATTCAATGCTATGCTCAAACTGTCTTGGATGGGAATGTCATCATCGATACTGAAACCGTTATCAGACCAGATGCTTCCTAATGTGTTTGATACGTTTGAAAATGCAGATGATAATATAGAATGTGTTGAAAAATCAATTAAACCTTCTGGAAACTTAAATTGTATATCCTTACCTAATTGTGTCAAGCCGTTTGCGGACAAGACATTTTCCAATGGTCTATATAAACCTTTTATTTGTTTTGGAAAATCAGTTAAAGCACTGAATGATGAGCCGATGTTGGACATGTCTTTGACAAAACTTTCATTATGCCTTAGCGAATGCCACATCCCTTCATTTAGCATTTTACTATAGTCGGGGATTTCTTTCATCCAACTATTTGTTATAGACATGAATGGTGCCGTTGCTGTATTAATATCTTTTAAAATTCCATCTGCAAGGTTCAGCGCAGTAGGTATTTTAAACACTGGTAGGGTCACAGTTTTTAAAAAATCCAAATCCACCACTGGATGTGAAAACAATTTCATGTGGTCGGATAACTCCTGAAACGGCATCAATTTTCTTTGAATTTCATTTAAAGAACTGATATGTTCAAAAGCAGAGAAGGTAGATTTCAACTTTCTATTTAATTCGTCAAGTGGATTATTAAAGTTATTGGTCATTATAATGGAGTTTAATTTCAGAACGGACAATTTAAGATATTTATAATAGTATGCGAAATATTAGGCCAATATCTATCATCTAGATGCCATATATTTTCTCTTAAATATTTTGTTATTGCACTAAGTGACGCAACTTTTTCATATCCAAATTTTGGTACCTCACTACATAGTAGATAAGGTTTCTGTTTTTTACTTAAGGATATAAAAAGAGGATGATTGCTTAAATCATAATAATCGTGAAAATTTACATCACCATAATATTTTGTTTCATAAGGTGTCCTATTATTTATCAT